TTTTTTCTACTTTCTCGTGGAAAGTTTTTATTTTTTGCGTCTTAATATCATACAATTAGTTAAATTGTCTAATACTATAATTTGGAAATCTTGTATATTTCCCAAAGCTGTATAAATAAAATCCAAAGGCAGTTTTAATGCTTTTTTAATATCTTTTGTATAAGTAGCACATAATACTTTATTGCCTTTGTTGGCTAAACGAGATACATACATTTTTATCACCTCACAATCTCACCGGCATTAACGCCACTAATAAATTTTTATCTTCACTAAATGCTGTTAGCACACTATCAACTTCTTCTTGCGTGTAGAACAATTTAGGTGATAAATTTTCCAATGTTAGAAGATATTCTAATCTAAAACCGACATCTTCAATCATTCCGGGCAAATCTATTTCCACCGTTGCCTCTACTGTGCCATTCACAACATTCTCTTGGATTTCTATTTGTGTTGGCGATAATCTAACGCCAACGCCCTTGTCTTGAGCTTTTAATTCTCTCAAAGCGTCAAAGAATTCCGTCTGCGGCAATTCATTTACCGGCAACTTTTCGTTTATGAAAACCGCACTACTCAAATCTGGGAATGACTGATCTATCAACGAAGATGAAAATATTTCGCCGTTCTCAAATTGAAAACTAATCCGGTTAGCTTTGCCATTAACTTCACTAACAAATATAGTTTTTAAAGTTAATTTCGTCTTTATCAAAAATTCAACGGCTACTCGTGGGATGACTATATTTTGTCCTATATCTAATCCACAATCTTTAATTAGAATGGCAATGCAACCATTAGACGCTCCCATCTCTTGTCCTTTTATAGACACCCCTTCTAAATAAGATCGGATGTCCTTTATCGCCATAAATTTTTCTGCTTTTTTCAAATTATCTAAAAAGATATTTGAATTTGCAAAATCTATGCTTTTGGCATCTGATAAATCCAATTCTTCTTGCGTATTTTCCAACGAAATAGACGGTATTTTAAACCGAGTTCTTTTAAATTTTATTTTGATACTTTCACTTTCTTCGTGAAGTTCAAAATCTAAATTGTCTTTGCCGTCGGCAACACGAACAAATTCTTTTAAATTTGTTGCGAAGGTTTTATCCAAACCGCTTTCAAGCGGAACAGATATATAAAAACCATCACACCAGCAGAAAACTTTTTGACCGTCAAACACGCCAAAATTTTCTAAACCGACTTTTAAATTTAAAAATGTTTTTAACAAGTTAATTTTTGTTTTCATAGTAAAAAACTCCTAAATAAATTAAAAAAAATTAAGAATAATTTTGCCAATTCGGCAAGGTTAAAATTATGTTAATAAATTCACTTGATGGATATTTTGTGATTTCATTTCGCAGAAAATTAAATAATTCCATATATATTCCTTTTTGCAAAGAATTATTTATGATAAAATAATCACCATCTTTTGTTTTTATAAATTTATCCTTATAAACTATACAGGTAAATAGTTCATCTTTTTTAATTCTTTGTTGCGTTGTAAGGTCTAAATATTGCATCTTATTACAATCATAAAATCTTACAAATTCGCTGCTTTGAATTATTTTGAAATTATTTAACGAAAAGATCCAGTCGGAATTATGTGTTGAATTGTTGAGATTAGCCATAATTAAAATAATTAAAATAACTAACAATAAAATTTATAAACTTGTTGAACTAATTATTAAGTAAATTAGACCATACACCTACTCCTTTACTATGTTTTATTTTTTCAAAGTTTTCTATTTGTTGCGTTGTTGCCGGAGTTAAATTGCTAAACCATTTATCATCAATTAACCGAGCATAAACGCTTGCATATTTCTTTGAAAAATCTAATATAAAAAATAATTCTTTGTTATTTAAATGTTGCAATAACAGTGGAATATAACTTGCGAAATTTTCTTCTGTTATGTCGTCAATTTCAACATTTAACATTGCTTTTGTCCATTTTAAAAACATATCGGAAGCATAGCCGCCGTGCAACGGGCATAAGAATTCAGAAATCTTATAAACTCCACAGTAATAATCTACTTTAAAACATTTCGGTTTATCTTTCTTTTGATATTCTGTAATGTTTATTTTGATTACTTTCACAAAATGCAAAAATGTTTTTTCTATCAACGCTAAATCACTGCTAACGCTGTTTAATTTCTCGCCTTTGAAAAAATAGTTGCACTTCCAACAATAAACATTGTTAGCGATATTTGCTGCATTACACATCGGGCAAGTTTTTAGTGTAGCCTCGCCTTGTTTTTGCTTTTTGTTTTTAGTTTTTGATTTATACGGAATTTTTGGGTCGTTTATTGCACCTAATCTTTCCGTATTTCCGGCGTAATCTAATACTAAACAATTTTCCTTGTTTGGAGACGGACGAGTTCCTCGCCCTAACATTTGCACCCATAACACCGGCGACAAAGTCGGTCTTATCATTATGATACAATCTATTTCAGGGCAATCAAACCCTGTTGTCAGAACGCCATAATTTACAATGGCTTTATATTTTCCGGCTTTAAAATCTTGTATATTTTTATCACGCTCGGCGTTTGATAAATCACCAAATACGCAAGTCGTTAAGATCCCTTTTTCATTAAGAATATTACAGATATCTTTGCCGTGCTCTATTCCAGAAGAAAATATTAGCCACTTGTTGCGATTTTTTGCCACTTCTATCGCATCGTTTAAGATTTTCTCTGTAATATCTCCAACATTTACCGCTTTCGCTAATTCTTTCTGATTAAATTCTCCATTTGTGATTTTCACATTTGAAACATCTATTTTATGATTTGTTGCAAATGGGACTAATGCAGATAAATAGCCCTTGTTTATCAATTTCACAAACTCGTCTTTTTGAGTTATATCAAATGCTATGTCTGTAAAAATCCCTGCGTCTGTCAATAGTCCAAAATTACTTCTAAAAGGCGTGGCTGTTAAGCCTATAACCTTTAAATAAGAATTACTTTCTTTTAACTTTGCAATAAAATTTCTATACTGACTATTTGCATTGTGAGAAACAAGGTGAGCCTCATCTATGACGACCAAATCTACACTGCCAAACAACTCGGCTTTTTTTGCTACCGACTGAATGCCACAAAATATTATCTTTTGCTGACTTTCTCGCTTTTTCAAACCTGCCGAATATATTCCAACCGGTGCATCATTCCAAACCGATTTTAATTTCTCGAAGTTTTGTTGAATTAGTTCTTTGACGTGCGTTATCATTAAAACTTTTTGATTAGGAAATGCTTCAAAAATCTTTTTTAATAGTAACGCAATAATCACGCTCTTTCCGGTGCCCGTTGGCAAACATAATAGCGGATTTCCTGTATTGTTTGAAAAGTATTTAAAAATACTTTCCACTGCTTGAACCTGATAATCTCGTGGAATCATCATAACTCATCACCCCCCATTTTTTCCCATTTGTCGCAACCTTTTATTTGAAAGGCTTCTGGGATGGTTTTATTGTAAAGGGTGCAAAAATGCTCCCCTTTTTCCAAAGATGTATAACATCTATTACATAATCTACACGACTTATTCATTTCGGCGTTTAAGTGGCAAATATCATTATATTCACACCACTTGCAGATATACCACGCTGGGCTTTCATTTATTTTCGGCGGTAAAATAGTGTTAAAGATTACATTTTCCGCTTTGTCTAATAAATATTTATAGTGTTCTATATCTTTATCTACTATTTCAAAATATAACTCATCATTGTTTTTATTTACGGAACAAAATAAACATTTATCTAATCCTATCGCCCCCAAATATGCTTGTATTTGCGAAAAATATTTGGGTTGTGATACTTTTACGCCCTTTTTTTGCAGGTCTGCAAAATTCTTTTCTGACGCCGTTTTGAATTCTAATAAAACCGTTTCATTCGGGCAATCTGGAATATTCTCTGCTACTCCATCACAACGCCCTTTAAAATGCCCGCAAAGTTCAGAAAATGAATATTGCTTTAAATCGGCGTCTTGATAATGCACTTTTACATTTATCATTTGTAATAAAGCTATAAATCTCGCTTCTTCTAAATGACCACGATTAAACAACCGAATTAAACGGGCGTCGTCTATCTTTTCAGGCTTCGCAAAGCGAAACTTATACCATAATTTGCGAACGCAACTCTCACCGATTGACGACGCTCCCAAGTATCCACGAGGATTTGCTTCACTTATATAAGCGTCCACCAATGTTGGTAATACTGCCTGTAATTTTCTTTTAAAACAACTGCCGTTGTCTTTTAACAAGGCGTCATCAATCGCCTTTAATGTTAATTCTGCCTTTTTCATAATTTTTTAATTTCTTTGTTTTTAGGTGGGCGGAAGTGAATACCAAAAAAACTTCCACCCTTATTTATTTATATATTTAAATTGAAAATGTTAAATTTTTTAAAACGGCACTACTGCGTCCGAACCTGATTCAGTATGCCAAGGCGGTAAATCATTTTTATTTTGTTGCCAAGCCGGATTTTTTTGTTGTGTAGGAGCAACTTGCACCGACGCATTACTTGCACCAGACGGAGCACGAACTTCATTTTTATAGAATGCTTTCACATCATTACTTGCCTCGTAACCGTTTGAAGCTTCTCTCACAATTACCTGTGCTAAAACTTCTCGGTTTAGCAATTCGTCGGTGTCCTGTATAACGTGTAATCCACAAGATAAAAGCAACTGATTTAATTTTTGCTGACCTATACGTTCAGCAACAGGGTTCGTATTTTGGAAATTGATATAAGTCCAAATTATACGATTTGCGTAAGGTTGCCCGTCTGCTACTCGCAGTTTTATCCGCAGATATTGCCCCGTCCCTGCACGGGTTTCATTTATTGTGATTTCTTCAATATACACGCTGTATTTTCCAGCCGGTATCGGCGAGAAATCATTTTCGCTTGTTGTTTGAACTTGTTCGGTTACCTGATAGTTAAAATTTGCCATAATAAAAATACTCCTAAATTAAGATTGTGTAATTTTGTTAAAAATTTGTGTTAAATGTGCGACTTCGTTTTCATCTAATACGCCGCTTCTATCTTTTGCCATATGTGTGAAAGTTGGCTGGGTTTGCAAATAACGGAAAGTCTTATTTTCCGTGTCTTTACTCACTCCTAAATAAAACACCTCATCAAAAAAGTAAGGTAATTTGCCCCCCAACTTTGCACCCGGCATTGCAGGGGCATTTTTTAAACAGCCGTCCGCTTCATCTCGGACCCTTTCACATTTCGCCGTCATATAGATATTCTTTCCGTTTATATCACGGAACTTGCGGACGAGATTTTCAAGTCGCTCATACATCTCGCCATACGCCATCCGTGCGTCTTTGAATCTGGTCTTTGCGTCTGCTAACACAACTTCGCCGATTTCGCTTAAACTATCTAAACAAATAGTTTCGTATTGTGACGCTTCTTCGCTACTTACGAGCCACTTATAGACTTCTATAATGTCCGCCATCGTTTGCACTTTTATCATAGGGATTTGAAAGTTTTTTAACGATAGCTCTCCGGCTTCGGCTGATATTAACAACGGCTTCGGAGCGGTCGCCACTAACATCGTTTTTCCTGCACCTGCTAATCCATACACGAGCACTTTTACGCCGTTTATTTTGGCGACTTCGTTTGTTGTTGTGACTTTTATCATTATTTATCTCCAAAAGAATATAAAAGATTAAATTGACCGTTTTTGTCTTCGGTTTTGACTGGGAAAAATATTTCTTGTAACTTTTCCCCAAATCCGTTATTTTCTAAAAAATCACGCAAATCTGCATAATCTTTCATTATTTTCGCTAATGAAGTTAGTATCCTTTTTAAGATATTCTCTTCGTTTTTCGCTTTCATAAAGAAAACGTCCAACAATATTGTTAAATATTCATCCCTTTTTGCTTTTAATAAAGCAATCATTACATCAGGATATTTCTTAAATAGAATTTGCCAAATATCTATATCGGCTTTGCTAAATAAATCCATTATTTATCTCCTTTCTTCGTCGGAGCCACTAACTCAATACTCGGCAGTGACGCTTTAATTTCTAACATCGTATCAAAGGCGATTTTTCTATCACCTTCTAATTTTCTATACTCCGTTAGCACTAATGATGGTTTAAATTTTATATATTTCTCACCATCTTCAAAGCCTAATGCTGATAGTTTTGCAAGCATTTCTTCAACTGGCAAATTATCCACAAACGAGCGAATGTAATTTTGTTTTAATTTGAGAATATAACCATTGCCAAGTTCGCAATTGTTCGTCCCTTCTTTTTGTTCGTTTTTAAAGAAAGCATTAACTACCATATTTCGCAACAATGCTTCTTTTTTCTTTGCAAGATCTAATGCTTCTTTGGCTTCAATCCATTGCATTAAAATTCTGTCGTTTGAACTCATCATCTTACACCCCCAACGCTTTCAAAAATGTATCGGTGATGCCGTCTGCTCCTATTATTAAAAATAATAAGAAAGCAAATAAAAATAATTCGTTTAAAATTTTTAACATAAAATTATTGCCTTTCGTTAAAAATGGTGGTCTCTCCAAAGATTAGTTGAGAATATCAGTCAAGGCAATAAAAACTGACCGGCATCACATCGCCGCTAATCTTCTTCAAAACCATTGATCTTTAAATTAAAATAAAAATGATTTTTGCCTTATTTGTAGGATTAAATAATTTGTTCTCAATCAAATTATCTAATTTATGTTTGCTATTCTACGGCAATTATTTTTTAAAGTAAATACTTCTAAAGTAGTATAACCCTAAAAACACTATATAAATCAATGAGTTAGAGTTAAAATTTTTTTAATTTTGTCGTTTTTATGCTGTAAAAAGGTATAAAAAACGCTTCTACTATGAAGCAAAAACTGGAAATATTTTATATTCTAAAAATTAAAAACCCCCTTAAAAAAGGGGGGACGAGGAAAAAACAAATTATGATTAAATATTTATTTTATTGTAACATAATTTGTCTTACTTGTCAATACTTAAAACGCATTAACATCGGCAATTCTAAACAATCTTCCCGTGAAATTGAAATCGTCCATCGCTTCTTTGCGTGAGACTTCAACTATCACGCCTTGATTTATCAAATCTAATTCTGCCGCTTCTATACTTTTTAAAGTATTTTGAGCGTTCTTAAATGATTTTATTCTTGATAATCTATGACACAAATAAGAATGCGGAATTGTGATTTTTGGGATCATCGGCTCCAAATCTACAAATTTTTTGTATTTTGGCGGCAATTCGTTTTTTAATCCGGCTTTCACAAATTCGCTTATTATTCTTTTTATTTCGCTCATCTGTGTTTCAAACGTTTCAGACGTTGCTAATCCGGTCGTATTTATACGATAAAATAATTTTTGTATTGAATATCTCAATACTTCCAACGCCCAGTGTAAATGGACGCCGTCTATTATCGGCTCGTCTAAATTCTCACCACACGCTAATAACGCTGCTAATTTCAACGCTTTTAATGGTGCTCGGCTCCATAATTGTCTTATCGCTTCGTTATCCACGCCGGATAACATTCTGTCCTTATGATTTAAAAATTCTGTATAGATCCATTTTGCATCTTCGGTCATTTCCACTTTTATGCCGTGATCGGCGGTGCTATAAAATACGGCGTGAAATAATTCTAATATTTCTAACGGAACATCCGGCTTGTCTTCTGTATGATATACATTATTCTCTGTGTCTCCGTTATATTCTATTGTTATAAAACGAGATAAAAACCCATCTTCCGCCATCGACGAATTTATTCCATCTTCATACGCCCCCGGCGTCGTTTCCCCTATTATTGAAAACGCAAACGAATCTTTTACGACTTTATCATTTGTTTTATTTGAATATTTAATACCGCCTATATAAGCGTCTTTCCCGCTTTTATCGTATATTGAAGTAAGCAGTTGCTTCATTTCCGCCATTCTACTATCTGCACGGGCGACCGAAAATTGCTTTAATTTTTGACCGAATTCACTCCAAACACTTACCACGCTTCTACGATTATCTTCGGCAAACAAACTCATCACCGCTGGTGCCGACGCATAATATTGTTGCGTCATAAATGTATAGATTTGCATTGAACCATCGCTTTTGCCTTTTTCTACACAAAAGCCCCCACCAGCTCCGCCGGAACCTGAATACTTTTCTACTTGCTGTTGCAATCTATCCAAGCAATCATTTATCGCATTCTTGCCAACGCCGGACTTTGCTATTAGCATTAAATACAAATTTAAACCGGTTCCACTTACATTATACTGGTGCCCAAATAGACCTGCAAATGCTGCTATTCCAGTAATTATTGATATCTCATCTACCGCACAGAACGATGCCGCATAAACCCAGCGGCATAATTTTTCTAACTTCGTCCCCGCTGGTGGATACGGCAATTTTTCCAATTTAAAATCTAAATTAAAAAAATCTTTCTCAAATTTAGATTTCTCGTGGATTTTCATTTCGCTCTCCTGCATAAATTTTTCCTTTACTTTTATTGCAGTTAATTTATTTATTTCAGGATTCGCCCCTGCTTTTTCTGATTCTACTTGCGACCGAGCATTCGCAATCGTCCGCTTTGAATAATCTAATCGGCGTGATACCTTTTCCCTTTCGCCTAATTTTGAACTTTTGAAAATCTTCAACACCTGAATGTCATCTTGTGTATATTTACACAATATCTTGCACAGGGCAAAATCCGCCTCCGACGAACTTGCATAATAATTTGTTGAATAACCATTCATCAAATCATCAAACAAATATCCATCCGGCATCGTTTTTATATACTCAATTAGTTTTATATCATCTGCCGACAATTGAATATCTTCACGCTTCCACGAATTGATTTCTTTATTCGTTTCTATCGCTTTATTTATTCTTTCAAAATTTAATTTATAACTTTCATCGCTTTTTGACGCACTTTTCCGCCCCAGCGATAACTTTGCTTTGTAAGAATTAAAATCATCTATACAATCATTTACCGACCGAATTGGTCGGTCTAAATACACATCACCGGTGCAAATTATATAACGCTCTTGCGTATATAACTCTTCGTGCCCACATCTTACGCCGGGCTCATTATGTGCGTCTTTTAACCAAATATGGAACCCCCTGCCACTCGTGGAACGTTCCGTGTAAGAATTAAAACGAGCCACAACGGCTTCAAAATATTTGATTTGCTGATCCGGCGTGTCCGCCTTTACATCTAAATCTATTACACAATACGAATCCTGCTTTGAAAGCATGAATCCTATTCTGTAATTCGGATTTGCTCCCAACGCTTCAAAATCTGCAAACGAACTCCAAGTTGTTCTGTCGTTGGATTTTGCGGCTTTCTTTGTTCTACAATTTCTTGGGATTTTGTTAAATGGCGGTTTTAATGATATATCACTAAACGCCCACTGATTTAATTCACGCAATTCTCGTGGAATATTATTGATTTTTTTAATCATAGCTTGTTTCCTTTGTTTTTTGTTAATAAAAATGGTTAATTTGTTTTTTTTAAAAAAACTTCTTTATTTTCCTACAACATTTCTTATTTGTCAATTTGATTTTTCATAATTCCCCCATTCCCCCTTCTCATCATCTAATTAAAAACGCTGAAATCATAGACTGGTAGGGGCAGTGACCGATTTCCATTTCCTTATTTCCCCATTTCCTTGTTTTAAACACTATATTCCCAATAAAAATCATTATAAAAATTTTCTCGCCGACGGCTAAAAAAAAGCCACTTTCTTATATATTTATT